CAGCTGTAAATACAAATTCATTCTTAGATAATCTAGCAGGTACATCGTCAGCTCTTTCCATTCTACCCATATCTACAAAACCACCTGTCTCTCTATAGTCTTTTTCTTTACCATCCATATCAATTAAGGGCATAGTCTTCTTCGCTACTGGTTCTGCATCTCCACCTTCTTGATAACCCATTCTCATTAGACCACCATCAGCTGCTGTCCCTCTAAATTGTGGTGCTAAATAGTTGTAAGGATTTAATCTTATGTCAGCTATATTAATACCTTGACTTCTGTAGTATTCATCTAAATCCATTTTGTCATCATCATCTTTACCTACACCTAATGCATCTAAAGCAAGAGGTATACCAAAACCTAAAGCTGTTGCTTTTCCTACTGATAAATTATCAAAACTAAGAGCTTTGTCTCCACCTTTAGTTAAAATTTTAGATAAAAATCCACCTGGTTTTGCAAAGTTAGAAAATCCACCTGTAGCTTTTATACCAAAACCTGGCATATAATATGCTCCTAAACCAAACAATGCAGCTTTACCTAATGGTGACTTAACAACTTTCTTAACAGCTCTCTTTGCTTTCTTAACTAATTTACCTAAGAAATACATTTGTCTTCCTGATTCAAGATCCATGATTCCTCCTGTAGGATCATCGTCCATCATACCACCATCCATCATTCCTGCACGTCCACCATCTGCAAGATTATCAAAATTATATATAGAACCACCAAACAATGGCGCAAGTCCACCTAAATTACGTTGTGCTTCCATAGTTTCATCAGCCTTTTCTCCAATAAAACAATACGCAGGTGGATTAGGTCCTTTACACGGGTCTTGATTACTTGCGTTATCTCCACCTGTTGGAGGGTTTTCTAATTTAAATCTGTTTGGTTCAAACTCTTCCATCATTTCTTTTGATGTAACCGTATCAATGTCAAGATCTCTAGCTCTTGTATAACTGTTTTTATCTCCAGAATATAACTCCATCAACTCTTCCATAGTCGTTGGACCTGCCATTCCTTTTCCAACTACATTTGCACCTGCAGCTAAACCTTTAGTTAAAAGTCCACCAGGCACATTAGCTAAATCTATTGGAACAAAAGATTCTGGTGGTTTTCTTTTACCAGATAAAACATCATCTATAAATTCTTGACTATATTTACCAGTTCCTCCTGGTCCAAATTCAGTGATACTTGGTGCATAATTTTTTATAAAATCTTCGTAAGTTTCTTCTGTATCTCCATAAAAATCTAAACCTAGTGCACTTAATTTAGCATTTAATTCATTAATTTTTGCTTGTTGATATCTAGTTAATTGTTTCTTTTTATAATTTCTATTGTAATTTGTTCTTGTTGTATTTGCTTTTTCAAGTAAATTTTGATTTTTACTTGTAGAATATAAATTACCTTTTGCTAAAGCTTTATTAGCTTTTTCTTTTTGTTCTGGTGTCCCAAATTTAGCTGCAAGTGTATTATCAACACCAATATTTTTACCACCTCTATATGTTTCAAATGTAGAACCTTTTTTACCACCAGACATTTGATAGTCTAAATCTCTACCTTTATAACCAGGACGTTTATCGTTTGCTGGTTTATTTACAAGTTGCTGGTATTGTTGTGCGTTTGTAATTGCCATTATTCTTCGTCCTTGTCAGATGATGCGCCTAACGCTGGCATCTTTGCAACTTTAATTTTTAATGATCTTGTTATGTGTTCTCTTTGAGTATCTGTTTCTGGATTTGCAATATCATCTTCTGCTTCTTGATCCGAGTTATACTCGTAATTTGTTTGTGTATTTCTTAATACCACTTCTGTTTCACACTTAACGACTGGTACTTTTTTGCCGTCTATCTCTACGTATTCTACAGATCCTTCTTCTATAAATGCCATAATTAATCTCTGTTTATTTCCAATATCGATGCAACGACATGTAATTCGTTTGCATCAGATGCAGTTACTTTTAATATTTCACCTTCTAACAAAATCAATGGTTCTGTCAAAAGTTGTTCTGTTGCAAGAGCCCCTACGGCTTTTGTTTTAAATAAAGCAAATGCATTACTAGATGCATCTGTTAGTGTTATATCCAAGCTAGCTCCGCTAGAGTTCTGGTCGTTACACGCAAGTATAGACTTTACAATAGCTCTTGAATCACTTGGAACTGTATATAATACTGTTTCTGACGCAGTAGTCAAATCTAGTTTTGCGTTTTTGTATATATTAGCCACCTATAAACCAAGAAAATCTTTCTTGCTCCTGTTTTTGTTCGTTTAAAAATGTTGAGTTTAGCTGTTCTGTTATCAAAGCAATTGCTCTGTTAATTTGTTTTTGGTTAGAGACATCATACTCCTCTTTTGGTTCTGGTAATCTTACCACTATCTTAGCCATTATCTTCTTCCATCAGGTTGTACATCTAGTTTAAAAGTACCAAATCTCCAAGATTCAGAAGAAGAATCATTCTCTATTTTTATATTAACAAATCTTCCTCTTGCTCTAGTATCCTTCTTATCAGTGCTAGATGTTATTGTAAAGGGACTTAAACTTGTAGTTGTTTCTGATTGTTGCGGATATCTTTTTACAGCTAGTGTTACTTTTGCATTACCTGCTAATGTTTTAAAATCAGGTACAAATCTTCTTACGGCTAAAAATATTTCACCTGCAATGGTTGGTCCTGTAGATCTACCTTGTGCATTTCGTTGTCTTGATTGTAAATCAAAATCATACGATTTTACAAATGATGTAACTGTTGTTGTGCTACCATTAGGATTAATTTGATCAGTGCCTACCTCGTGTTCAAAAAATGTAGTTTGACCTAATCCTGATTGACCTACAATTACAGGAAAAGTACCTGATGCGTTATCGTCAAATTTAGTTGCAAAAGGTGTTGGATAAACTGTTGCATCAATCCATGATGTTCTAGCCTCAGTTCCAATGTACCAAACACCACCTTTCATAGGTTCACCATAATTAAACACAACATACTTATTATTGTAATCAGATCCTGTTGATGGGTAATACCAAACAACTTCAGTAAACTGATTGTTTAATCCTGCGTTTACTTGTTGACCTTTTGTGGTGTCAGCTGAATCATATACAAAATCTTCTACACTACATGGTAGTGATTTAACTGTACCATCAAACATAAAGAAACCATTTGGTGACATCCAAAATGCAGTACCATCTATTTCAACAGCAGCATTTTTACCTATTAATCCGCAGTTTGTACCAACTTGTTCAAATCCAAATGTAAATGGTGCACCAATAAATTTCATTGTATATAAAGCATTGTCAGTCCAAACCAAAATTACTTCTTTTGTTTTTAGCGCGCCAATAATTTTTGTACCGTCTTGTAATCTTTGTGAACCTGCAGAATTAATTGCTGTTGGAACATAATCGTTTATGTCTTCTTGATCAGAAAATCTTATAAACATATCATCTTGTGTTGCAGTATTTCCGATTGTTGTTTCTGTTCCAAGATGAATTAAGTGTCTAGTTGTTGGAGATACTAATGTAACCCTCGTTGCAGTAGGATTATTACCTGTTGCAAAATTAGTTGTTGTTGTCGATGCTCTGGTTGTTAGTCTTGCTGGGTCACCTGCGTTCCATGTAAATGTTTTACCATTTGCAATGGTTGCAATTAATACTTCACCAAAATTACTTAATGACCATAAACCAGGTTCTAGTGATACGTCAGATGCAGGTGCAGCTTCACCCCAGTTACCTGTACCCCAACTATCAATACCCCAACCATAACCATATGATTGTTCTGCAGGACCAACTTGTTCATAAGGTTTAACTTGTAAACTACCACCTGTTGAAACAGTTCCTCCAGCGTTACTAGCTTGTGTAATTGTAAATACACTTGTGCTTGTAATAGAAGTTACTTGAAATAATTTGTCTTCGAAGTCAGCGTTTTGATAACCTGTACCACCTGGTAAAGTTACATTGTCTAATAATACAATATCACCTGCTGATAAACCATGATTTGATTTTGTTATAGAACAAACAGCTGAACCATTAGTTGTTGCAATAGTACAAGATGTCAATGTTGCTTTTAAAGGTGTAACATCATATAATTGTCCCTCAAAATATATAAGTAAAAATTTATCTGTACCGATAGCAACGTATCGGTTACCATCTAGATCAACAAACGCAAATTGTCTTCTTGCAACACCTACAATTGTATCTGTAACAAGTGATGACCATCCTCCTACTTTTTCTGGTAGGCCATATCTAAATCTTGTATTGTCACAATCAACCCATCTAAACTCTGCACCAGAGTCAGTGTTTTGTTTGTCTATTCCTGGTAAGACTTTGAAATCAATTAGAGCCATGGTCCGTGCTCCTATATTTTATCTTTGTAGACCCAGCCTCTTGTAGCATTAACATATACTAACGTAAAAGCCGAAGCGTTCGCTGAAACAACTAAATTAGAAGCAGCACCATTTATGTTAGATCCATTTCTTCCAACCGTTAAATTGTTAGATGCAAAATTGTTACCACTGTCTATAAATGTTACTTCATTTCCAATAACAGGTGATGCAGGTAGATTGATTGTAATAGGACCATTAATACCAGAGCCAGATGTATCAATCAAAACTTGATCACCATTGACTGTTGTGTAAGTAGCAGTTGGTGTGTAGTAACCTTTTGTTTGTAGTTTTCCTGTAATATTTGTACCATCAGAATACAACACAGTTGTTGATCCAACTGGTAATGTAAGTCCTGTTCCTGATACAGTTTTAACTGTTAGTGTATAATTGTTTGATGATCTAGTTGTAGCATCTTCTACTATAAATACTCTTTCTGCAGAGTCAGGCATAGTAACTGATCTGTTTGCAGTTAGTGTACCAGTTAGTTTGTAATATAAATTTTTACCATTTGCTGTAGCATGATTTGCTAAAGATAAAGCAACATCACTAGATCCTACTGCTAATGATATATAACCTGATGCTGCTTGTTCTAATATTTGTAAATTTGTATTTGTGATTGTACCCCAGGTACCTGACTTTTCACCTGTCGTTATTAGTTCTAGTTTTAAATCATTTGATGTACTTGACGCCATATATTTCTCCTACGGATTATTCGGGTCGATAGGTACCCAAACTCCAGTTGCATTTGGATCTATCGGTATCCATGATATCACATCTACCGTGTTAGTTGCAAGTTTTAAATGCTGTCCTGTTACAGGAACTGTAGTAATTAAATCAATTGTTGTGTTCCCTATAGCAATATTCATTCGATTACCATTAGGTAATACTACAACATTTTGAATACCTACACCGGCGAATGTTGTTGCTGAAAAGGCTGTTGCTCCAAAAAACATTAAGATCCTCTACTTGTTTGGATAGGTACCCAGGTCTGTGTAGCACCTGGTACAATACCATCCCATTGTTTTATATTAACATCAGTTGTACCGATTTCAAAACCTTCTCCAGAAGGTAAAGCTTTTGCTTTAGCTATCACAGTTACATCACTTGTACCAACGTTAAATCTCTTACCTGTTACAATTGCTGTAGCATTTGCTTTAGCTGTAGCATTACCTAAAGCTATTTCAATACCATTACCTGTAACTGATAAATTACATTTACCAATAATAGTTACTTGGCCTGTTGCTAGATCTAAGCCATTACCTATAATAGTTGGTTTAGCACCTGCTGTTGTAGTAACAGTTCCATTACCTAATTCAAAACCATTACCTGTAACCGGTACGTCTTTACCAATTGATGCTTCTGCATTACCGATACCTAGTTCTAATCCGTTACCAGATAATACTTCTTTTGCTTTACCAATAATAGTTACATTACCGGTAGATATATTTACTCGTTTACCTGTGACTGATACATTTGCTTGACCAATAATTGTAGAGTTACCAATGCTAACATTGATCTGTGATCCAAGGACATTGACAAATGCGTTAGGATTAAACCCTACATCTGAGAAGGGTGCGGCTGCAAAGGGTGTAGCACCAAAATACATGCGAGATTACCTCGCTGTTACTGGAATGTTATTATTTCCTACCAGGGTTTGACCAAATGCAAAATAAAAATAATCACTTCCATCTGCATTTATACCACCACCATTGTATCTAATTTTAAAACCATTACTTAAAAAATCCATCCAACCTGCTGATAAACCTGTATAATCTCCACCGGAACTATCTGCTTCTAATCTATGCACTTCAGGATTATTTGCATCTCTTTTATTATCAAACATGTGCCAACCATCAGAACCATCTTTTCTAGTAACAACAAAAGCAGGTTTAAATCCAGTATAAACAAAAGGTCCATTATTACTTCCATCGCCTCTAAAACTACCAAATTTACTAAAACCAGTTTTTTCTGCAAAAGCATAAGCTATATAACTTCCACTGCTTCCATTTGTTCTACCATTTGTACCAACGCTCATTACAGAAGTTGTTGGTGCTGTATCATTAAATACAGTTGAGTTTGTCGATGGTGCACTAGTATTATTTAAATCTGCTTTTTTTGTTGCACCTAAAAAAGAATGATAGATTGTCCAATCATCTGCACTATCTAATCTTTTATACATTATCATTTTTGGAGCAGCACCTAGTCCATGTCCTACAGTAGCAGCACTTCCTGTTCCTGTATATTTTGAAATTGAAAATCCGGCTGTTGTATTAACAGAAGTATAAGTAGTGTTTATTGTCCCGTCTGTATTTGACGTACCTTGTCCAGCGCCTGCTTTCCAGTTCCATGATACGAAACTATTTCCATTACCATTCATGTTAGCATTATCTCCAAGAGTAAAGCCATCTGTTCCAAAAGCTGTTAAACCAGCTGATTGTGTTTGTTCTGGAGAAGTTGCACTACTTTCAAGATATTTAGTTACACCTCTTACAGCATCATATAAATTATGGTTTCCAGAAGCATCTCTACGCTTTAACCAAGTAAAGTCTGGCTGATGGCCAACTCCAGTAATAGCATTAGTTCCACCATTACCTGTGTATGTTACTGTATTAAAATAAGCTGTATGTTTATTAATTGTTGTATAAGCCATTATTCGTTTAATCCTTTTGTTGATAAAGCTGTAAATCCACTTGGGACATCATACTCAAAAAGTCCAATATTGCTAGCATTAGTTCCTGCACTAGATATTGCTGTTGTTGCAAAATATCCATTACCAAAATTATACCTACTAATTCCAGTATTACCACCATAACCCCTCATAGCATGAGCAGGCATATAATATTCTCCGGCTGTTAAATTTGTAAATGCTGCTGTAGAGTTTGCATAAGTTTGATCTGCTCCACCAGAACCATTAGCCCATTGACCATTTCTACCAAATGTTATTTTATTGTTGTCCAAATCTAATGCGATCATCATAATATCATCTGTGCTAAAGCCACCCATGTAAGCTGATTGAGCATCGTCTCCCGCTTTATTACCATTAGAAAATTGAACACTTTTACCTCCATATGGTGTGCCTTGTAAACCATGACCTGTGCTTACATTTGAAAAATTTGATGATGCTCTAGCCACACCTACTTGATCTATTTCTGCTAAGTCTGCAGCTTTTACTTCCCAATAAAATTTACCAGAATTTGCTGCTAAAGTAGAACCTATATAACTATAATCACTTCCATTGTTTCCACCACTTGCAGTATTATTACCTTGTAATATAGATATGTATCTTGTGTTTATTGGATTTAATGTACAAAAAATATTACTTGGACAATCTTCTGTTTTTGTAAGTGTACCATTTCCTGAACTCCAATTATTAGAGTTAGGTGATTCATCTGTTAATGAATTACCATTTTTTAAAATAAAGAAACCATTAGTTCCATAAGATACACTAGGGGTCGTATTTATTTTCCATTCTCCAGTTGTGCTATCAAAAGAACCGAAGTCTGATGCTTGATATAATTGATTATCACAAAAGTGAATATGAGAAAGCGAACCATCAAAATATTGTGTATTATTTCCACTTCCAATTTTCCAAGTTTGAGAATTATTACCAAAGTTAAATAAACTTTCTCTGCCTGATGTAGGATTTGTATCTGTTGCAAATGATGTTTCCTCCACACCATTAATCCACATTTTCATTCTATCTCCTGCTGTACTATTTGAACTATCCCATCTTAAAACAATATGATACCAACCATTACAATCTCTAAAAACTCTATTAGTTTGTAATCTACCACCATTAGAATATGAACCTGCTTGATAACTCCACCAATCTAATTTATCATCAGAAGCACCAAATCTAACAACATCTTGATTATTGTTATCTAAATGACAAGTTGAAACAACTTGGTCGCCATTAGTTATAGTTCCTCTTTTAAGCCAAAAACTCCAAGTCCATTTTGTTCTTGTTCCACTTGAGGCATAAGCTTTACTGATATTTGTACTAGCCATTAGTTAAACTGTGCTCCTCCTGTTGCACCGTGAGATATTGTAATTGTAAACTGACGGTCCGCTGTTTGGGCCTGTGCATCTGTTGCTCGTATAGTAAACGTATACGTTGTCGTAGCAGTTGACCCTGATTCAGTACCAGTGATCGCACCAGTACTTGTATTTAAACTTGCACCACCTGGAAGTGATCCAGATTGTACCGCAAAAGTTGTAGCATTTGTTGCAGCTACTGTAAAGTTGATAGTTCCCGCAGCCGCTACTGTTCCTAAACTGCCTGCCGCAGTTGTCCATGCAGGTGCATCAGATACAGTTAATAAAGCTGTTCCAGATCTACATGCAATACCATCGTTATTTTCTAATCTTAAAAAGTATGTGCCATCTACAGATATTGTAAATGTTGCAACAACTGTTGTTGCATTTGTAAATGATACTGAATCTGCAGTGACTATTGCACCAGTAGATGAATTGATTGCATCAACAAAAGGTGGTGTTGAACTGTCTTTAAAATTTGTACCTGTAAGTGTTACAGCTGTTTGTGTGTTTTCAATAACACTTGGACTAATAGATCCTATAGTTGGAAACGTAATACTATCTGCAAAAGATAATGTCCCTGATCCGTTGGTCGCGATTACTTGATTGGCTGTACCATCAGCTGTTGGTAATTTTAAAAATGCACCTGTGTTAATTGTAGATGAATTATGGTTTATAAAATTACCCATGTTCGCATGTGATGAACATTGGTAGTATAAAATGTTTGGTGTATCATTATCGACTGCAATAGTTGTGTGTGCACCAGCATTACCTGGTGTGCCAGATGTAGTTACACCTGTTGTAAATTGTGTTTGCTTTGATACGTTGTTATAAAATCTTAATGGGTGACCAGAGTTAGATGCATCTGATTGATCAAACTTGTAGTAATATGGTTTACCTGTATCGTTACCTTTTAATTCAATGATAGGTGTTTGAATACCATTTATAAAATAACCATTAGAACTTCCAACATTGTGATATGGAGAGGCTGCAGTTTTAGATGCAACAGTTACTGTAAATACTTTTGGACTTGATGAAGAAAAGTAATCTCCTTCAAATCCTCCACCACCAGAATCTTTACTGATGATCAGGTTACCCTGTTGATCTTGGATCGTATCTACTTTTAATATACTACTCATAATTATCTTGCCGTTGCCGGTATACTTTGTCCTACGTTAGCTACTAATGGCTCAGCTGCAAATGCCAAGTAACAATATGTATTTCCATTTCCATTGACATCATTATTAGCCATTCTAAGTTTAAAACCATTTGATACTAAATCTATTTTATCATCTGCATCTTCTGCATCGTTATTGTTAGGATGTAAATCATCGTTATCAACATTATACCCTTCTCTTTTATTATCATAAATATACCAATCATCAGATGCATCAGTTCGTTTGATCAGAACAAAAGCAGGTTTAAATCCTGTGTAAATAAATGCTCCATCTGCGTTGTCATTACCTGTATATGCACCAGACTGGCTAAATCCTTTTACGTTTGCAAAACAGTAGGCTACATATTGTTGACTACCATTATTTAAATCATCATTATCACCAAGAGTAAATACTGTGCTTGTTGGAGTAGTGTTGTACCAATATGCTGAATCTGTATTGTAGTAATCATTTGAATTTAGTCTTAAAGCTCTAGTGTTAGCAGAAGGCACACCTACATTATAAACTCTCCAATCTTTTACAACTCCATCTAGTTTTTTAATTATTATACATTTTGGAACTGCACCAAGATGATGAGGTATAGTATGACCGTTTGAAGAATTACCACCATATTTAATAATAGAAAATCCGGCTGTAGTATTTACAGAATAAGTGTATGCTTTGCCTGTACCTGAACCAGTGGTTGTACCAGAACCAGTTGTTCCTGCTCTCCAATTCCATGCTACATAAGTTCTTCCGATACCACTTACTGCATCTCCAGCTGTTACTGTAAAACCATCTGTACCAAAAGCACTTAAATATCCATTACTGTAGTTAGTAGTTTCTATATCATTTGTGTTTGAAAATAATGTTTTATTAACACCTCTTAGTGAATCTGTTAAAATATGAGGAAAAGCTGTACCACCATGACTTCTAGTTTTTATCCAAGTAAAGTCTGGTTGAAAACCTACACCTGTTACTGATTTTGCAGCATCAGTGCCTGTATATAAAACTGAATTCATATATGAACTAGATTTTGAAATTCCTGAGTATGCCATATTATATCCTATCCATAAGTATTTATATTTTTTGTATTTAATGCGTAATATCCAGATGGTACATCATATTCAAATAAAGATCCATTACCATTTGAACCTGCAGAAGTTATAGCTGTTGTACCAAAAAATCCATTACCAAAATTTACTGAAAATTGTTCGTTAGCATAATATTGAGAAAAAGCAGGTACATACGTTGTATTAGCTGCTATTATCATTGCACCAGTTCCTGTACTACCAGATGTTGGTACACCACTATTTTGATATGTTCCATTTTTAGAAAAATACATTTTAGCATTATCTAAATCCATAGCAACACCTATAATATCTCCTGCTGTCCAACTATTACCAAAACTAAATGTTTGATTATTATTACCACTATTACCACTTTGTGCATGATAACCATATCCTCTTCCTTGTTTATAAAATTGTTGGTTATTAGCCTCATTTGTCATTTGTTCTATATCAACAATTCCAACCCAAAAATTATTTGGGTCTGAGTTTTGTATTTGGTCAACTTTCATTTCAAAATAATATTTTCCACTAGATGCACCTAGTGTTCCATAAAAACTTCTCCAAGCATTAGATGTAGGTGTGCTTGCTTTTGATAAAGCACCATTTTCTATGGTTACTTGAGATGCAGAATATGTGAGTTGATTTATTACAGAGGAAACATTTGACGGTGTATCAAGTGCTTGTTTTAAATTTCCAGCAACTGTCCAGTTATTTGTATTAGTAGAACTATCTAAACCTAAATTACTGGAGTTTTCAAATTTTATATGTGCACCATTAGTACCCCAAGTAACACCAGATGGTGTTTTAAATTTCCAAATACCAGATGTAGAATCTGTTTCACCAAATACAGTAGGAGCTAATTGTTGTCCATCTACAAATGCAACATGACTCATGTAACCATTAAAAAAATTTCCAATACCCACTTGACCTATGTAGTGTGCAGTTGATGCTTTATTTATAAATGTATCTTGGTTTTGACTTGGATAAGTTGTAGTTCTATCCCAAGTATATTGTTCTCCATTTATATATAATTTTACTCTGTTAGCTGCTGTGGCTTGAGTTGTATCAGTAGCTACTACTATATGATACCAAGCTGAAGTATCTCTAAATAATCTGTTAGTTGCTAAACTTGCTTTTATAGCACCACCTTGATAATCATAATAAAAGAAATAATTATCAGGATGAAAAGATAGTTGTGCATAATTATTTCCATCTGTATATGCTGCAAACACATCCATATAAACACCTGAACTAGATAATTTAGATCTTTTTATCCAAGCGCTCCAAGTCCATTTATCAGCGTTAGTTGGTGTTCCTAATGTTCTACTTAATGCACTATTTGCCATAATATTATCCTAGTTAAACTGTCCTGAGTTATTTGCTTGTGTTGTTACAGTTATAGTAAACGCACGATCCGCAGTCTGCCCTTCAGCGTCTGTGGCTCGTATCGTAAAACTATATGTTGTATCAGATGTAGCACCAGATTCAGTTCCAGTCAATGTAGATGAACCTGATCCACTATTTAATGTCATACCACCTGGAAATGTTCCAGATACTTTTGCCATTGATACTGAGTTAGTTGCTGTTAATGTAATTGTTCCAAAGCTTGCTCCAGCAGAAAATGAACCTAATGATCCTGCTGAAGTTACCCACGCTGGTGCATCAGAAACCGTTAATACAGCACCTGTTTGTACTGCATTACCATCTGGGTTTTCAATATATAATTTATAAGTTCCGTCAACAGGTAAAGTAAATTTAGCTGTAATACTTGATGCAGATGAAAATGATACTTCATCAGCTACAACAGTTGCTCCTGTAGAATTATTGATAGCTGTAACCAAAGGTACAGATACAAAGTTACCACCAGCTATTGTACAAGTCGTTTGTGTGTTTTCAATTGTTGATGGTGTAATAGATGAAAAAGTTGGTCTTGTTTCTGTAGTTAAAGTAATAGATCCACCAAGCGCTACTGCTTGACCGTTGATTGTAATTTGTCCTGAACCTGTAAGAGCTGAGTTTGCAATGTTCTGTGTACCAGCAAATGTTGCACCTGCTGGAATAGTTATAGTATCACCACTATCTCCTAGCTGTACATTTGTCCCGGATCGTGGACTTATTTTATTTACTTTTACTTCACTCATTATTCTCCTACCGCTGGTATGTTATTCGTTCCTACAATCGGGTTTTCTGCAAACGCCATGTAGATATATGGTTTTCCGCTTGCATTAAAAGCGTTATTATTACTTCTAGGTTTAAAACCATTAGAATAAAAATCAATATCTACAGAACCTTCAGAATTATTTAAATTAGGATATAAAACTTTATTTAAAGGATTACCCCCATTAGTAGTTCTTTTAAGATCATGCATGTGCCAATTATCAGTATCATTAGTAACCTTAAAAATAACAAAAGATGGTTTAAATCCTGTATAAATAAATGTTCCATTAGCATCACCATTTCCTGTATAATTTCCAAATTTTGAATATCCTTTTTTTTCTGCAAAACAATAAGCTATTAATTGATGAGTATTTCCAAAACCTAAATTAGTAAATGTTGTAGATGTTGAAAAACCATAAGTTCCAAGAGTTAAATCTGCTTTAGCATTAGTACCACTTAATATTAAATAATCTAATGTATCATCAACATATTTATATACCCAATACCAAGGGCCACTACCATCTGTTCTTTTATAAATAATTATTTTTGGTGCAACACCTAGTCCATGTCCAATACCATCACTATCTGAACCATTAGATGTCCATTTTACAATACTAAATCCTGCTGTTGTGTTTGCAGATACAGTAGAAGCTATGTCTCCATCACTATTAGCTGAACCTGAACCACCTGCTTTCCAATTCCATCCAACTATATTATTTCCATTGCCATTAGTGTCACCTCTATTTCCAACATAAAAACCATCTGATTGAAAAGTAAAATCTGCACCAATATCTATTTCAGCTTCATCAGTGTTAGTTTTTAATCTTTTTGACTGACCTCTTACCACATCATACATATTGTGGTTATTATTAGCTGACCTATTTTTTATCCATGACCAATCTGGTTGAAATCCTACTCCAGTGATGGTTTGAGTTGTAGAACCATTACCCACATATGTTACTGTATTAAAATGTAATCCTGGTTTATTTATCTGTGCCATTAACTATACTCCTCTGCGTTTAATGATTTAGTACACAATGCTCGATAGCCCGCTGGGACATCGTATTCAAAAATACCTTCCCCATCATCTGGATTTTCCGCTGATGCTACAGCAGTTGTTCCAAAATATCCATTACCAAAATTAAAATCAAATTTAGATGGAGATGAAGTTCCTGTATCATCTGTTTGTGCAAAGAAATAAGCACCATCATTAGTGGCACTAGCAGCAATTATTGAAACTGCTCCTGTTCCTGAAGCACCAGAAGTTGGGTTTCCACTATTTTGCCAAGCATCATTATTTTTTCTAAAATATAATTTATTATTATCTAAATCTAATGCCATGCTTATAATATCTCCTGTAGTATATGTTGTGTTGTACCCAGATAAATCTCCACCTCCATTACCTGCTACTGCTCCATTAGATGAATAATAACCCCAACTATGAGTAGCGTTTAAAATACTACCATTTGTTCTAGCTAAATTTGCAGAATCTCCTGTTATACCAATGACATTTCTTGAATAAGTATTATCTACTGTTGCTTTTGCTTCACAATAATATTTTCCAGATGTCATTCCTAAAGTTGTACAACCACCCCATTTATAACTACCTGATGAGTTGTTTGTTATTGAAGTAGTATTAGCATTTGAAAAAGTTGGACCATTACTTGTTGGAACAAGTAAAGGATTTAATGTAGCAAAAACATTACTAGGTGTATCTTTATTTTGTATAATAGTACCTGTAGTTGTTAAATTATTAGATCCTGCAGAATCTAATCCCATGTTTGCTGAGTTATCAAATTTTAAAAAGAATCCATTTGTTCCATAAGTTACCGTTGGTGCAGTTTTTGGTTTCCAAATTCCTGTTGTTGCATCTGTTTCACCAAAAGTTGATGGTGTATAGGCTGTTCCATCTACATAATGAAAATGTGCCATTTCTCCATCCCAATGATGGGTATTTGTGCTTGCTCTTCTTCCAACTGTATGAGTTCCACTAGCAAGGTTAAAAAGAGTATCATAGTTTTGAGCTGGATATGAAGGTGTACCACTGCCACCATCATCCCATTCTGTTATTTGTACATTATTTATCCAACATTTAAACCTATTTGTATCTGTGGCTTGTGTTGTGTCTACTGCAGCTACCATGTGATACCAACCATTTGTATCTCTTAACTGTAGTTTTGAACGAAATTGTGATCCCATATAACAATCAACTTTATTGTCTTGTAACCAAAACCCATGATCTCCACCAGAGGCTGCTGTTAAAGCTTGATAATTACCTGATCCTATACTTGGATTTGATACTTTAAACCAAAAAGAAAAAGTATATGTTTTTCTGTTTCCTGATGTAAAAGTTCGTGATAAGTGTGCTGATGCCATTAACAGAATCCTCCTGAGTTATTAATACCAACTTCAGACGTTAAAGTAAACGCTTGATCCGCTGTTTGACCTTGAGCATCTGTAGCTCGAATTGTAAATGAATACTGTGTTTCACTTGAAATTGTTGGCATTGTTCCTGATAATACTGCTCTATATGTGGAGCCACTTGGATTTGTTGTTGATCCAATAGTTAAACCAGCAGGCAGCGCTCCTGAAATAGGAGAAGTTGCAATTGTTGCAGCACTATCTGCTGTTACGTCTAAGTTTGCCGAATAAGATGCTCCAGATTCTGTATTTGACAAACTTGTTGTGGTCCACACTGGACCATCTGATACTGTTAAATCTGTACCGCTTCTAGCTGCATTACCATCTGGGTTTGTAACTAAAATTCTAACATTTTGTCCATTTGTTAAACCAGCTGTACCTGTTGTAAAACTTATTGTTGTTGCACTTGTAAATGTAACAGATGTTGCAGATTGAAAAGCACCGTTTGCTCTTTGTAATTCTACTTTTGGTATTGATGCAAAATTTTGTCCTGTAACAGTTATTGTACCACCCACATCTGCATCTATAACTGTTGGTGTAAAACTAGATATAACTGGTTGTGTTTCAGTTGGTATTGTAGCTGAACCACCTAGGTTTACAGCGACACCATTAATCGTAATTTGTTCATTTGCTAAAGCAGAATTTGGTATAACATCATTTTGAAATACTAAACTATCACCAGCTTCACCAACTGTTAAGTTAGTTCCTGATTGTGGTGCAATAGTATCTACTTCTATTTTACTCATTATATAATTACCAAATTACCTGTTACTGTTACAGTTCCTGAAACTGTTACTGGCCCTGCTAAAACTCCTGAGTCCATTGTTTGAACATCAGAAATTGTTGACGAGTGTGTTGTTACATAAGTTGTAGCTGTCATACTTGCAGATGGTGCACGTTTTGCAGGATAAGTACAAAATACAGTTTTAGTTCCTGTTGTAAAATTCACCGCGTTATCTGAGTTTGAAGAGGAGATAATGGTATCTCTAGAAAGTGTATCAGGTGATGCATCTGTTACAGTTCCGATACCTACTTCAAATTCAGAAGTTCCATCGTGTGAAATACAGTAGAACGTACTGTTTGTAGTTCCAATACCAGCAACAAAAGTTTCAAAACCTGTTTCAGCTGTAGCTGATAGGTTTATAGTTCCTGTGCCAGTAGACGTACTCGTCTGTTTAACTCTATCGTTAAGTACAAAAGCCATTTAATTAATCCTTCTATTACGCGTCGCCTAATCTAATAATAGCATTTGAAGCATCAGCAGTAGGAAACTGAATAACAAAGTCTCCGTTAGTTGCTGTTTTATTGCCACCAAAATCTAAAACTAGTACAAGCTCGTTTCCGCCTCCAGTTGATTTGTATATCGCAGCTCCTGCAGCAGTCAATGTAACAGATGGAAAAGTTAGATCAGCAAAATCAACGAATGCAGTTGTTGTTCCTGCAACTCCGTTGTTTGTTAAATCTTTACCACCGGCTGGATAAGATGTTCCACTTGGATTGACTTCACCCTGTCCGACTCCTGATAGGAATACAGTTGAGGTTACGCTGTAGTTACTTATGCTAGTATACAAAGCACACTTGAAAGTGTTTCCTCCATTTCCAGAAGTGTCAAAATTAAATGTTCCTTTTAACAAACCAGATTTGAAAGAATTAGGTACTATATTTGCCATGTATTTATCTCCTTATTATGGTGATGGTGATTTTAAAGGAGTACGAATAACACCATCTTGGTATTCGTCCCGGCGTCTACGACCTTGTTGTTCGATCGCGTACGATTGAAGAGCTTTTTGATAAGCCTGCATGTAGTATTGTAACATATCTGCAGGTCCTTTCAAGTATCCATATGCTTCTACCAGACAAGCATACAAAAGTAAATCCTGATATTTATTAGATATATAAGTTCCAGAAGTGCTTGCTGCTCCAGATGTTAAGGTGTCTGGTTGTTTTACATACGCTAAAGTTATTTCATATGTGCTATCTGGTGTTGGTGCAACCACCCAAAAATTAGCATCCCAGTTTCCATAATACTTTGGAAAGCCAGATTGCGTGCTTGGAGTGTCATAATATTCTGCCATGTAACTAGTTTCTTTCTTTTGTAAATATACTTGTTTGTTGTTAGAATCTTTTAATTGAACGTATCTAATAAATCTTAAATCAGATGGAATAGTGACATATCTGTTACCAGCTTGTAAGTTTGATGTTGCATAAAATCGGTTGTCATCAGAGTCTGCTTCTCTATATATTTTGTTTTCAGCATTCTTAATCATTGTGTTAAGAACTGAATTAGATAATACAGCACTGTCTACCTCTGTATAATCTCGGATATCATCTTGTAGATTAGCTAAAGTATAAGCCATTACTCCTGATCTCCTTGATGTTTTCTATTTATTTTTTCTGCTTTGTCAGATCTTACTTCATACATTTCAAGATGTTCATCTTGAGATTTAGGTGTAAATATATTTTTTATCCAATTCCAAATTTTTCTAATCATGGCTGTATTGTGACTGGTCCTCCTGATAGACCAATGCCTCCTCCTTGTTTAAGTCCTGTTGTAGCAGTATTTGTTGCTACAGTAAAATGAAAAAAGTTTGATAGAGTATAACTTGTTTCTAAAACTAATGGACCAGGTGTTATTTTTCCAAGAGTAATTGTATATCCTGCAGCTCTTTGAATATTTGATCCTTGTATACCATCGAAATCTTTTATATCTGCAAAAGCAAAAACAGAAGTTCCATTTACTCCTGTAACTGGATTGTATGGAGTTCCTGTTCCTGGTGAGATAGTTGGTGCTCCTCTAAACACAACTGTTTGTCCTGTAGTCAAACCATGACCAGGTGCAAAAACATTTATTTTACCGGACCCTGCTTGCATAGTTTCAAAAGGGTCTTCAGGTAATGAAAACAAAGTGCTAGGCTCAGATCTATCTGATCTTACATTTAACAAAGCAATAGCATCTGCACCATTTGGTTTTGGTTCTAATTGTGGTTGCTTTGGTTCGTATTCTGAAACATGTACAAATGCACCATTCCATTCTCTGACCATTTCTTTGTATGGAAATTCCATACCTGATCTATCAGATATTGCTTTTGCGAATTTACCTGTTGCGTATTTAGACATTATGCTCCTGGGTAATAAGCTTTTGGTGTAATATATGTACTAGAAGCTGAACCATCTTCTTGCAACGCTCTTTGAAATTCATCTTCATATAATAATTTCATTTGTTGTGTAAGTTGTGGAGCATACTTCATTGATAAGTAATAAGCTAAACCAGAAACCATGCATGGTACAAATCTAAATGGTAAATCAGTTGCATTAGTATATACACCAACATCTTGAATTCTTTTTATAAAATAAAAATGCATATCTTTAGTTGCATTAGTCGAATCTGGTGTTGGATAAACACTTACACTTACATGGTCAATAAATCTTTGTACCCAATATTGATTAGGTGTACCTTTAGCAAGTTTATTTGAGAAACCTGCATAAGTAGATCTATCAACTTTTGTCATTGGACTATCTGATTGATCTGTTTGAGTTCTATTTGATCTTAATTGTGCTTCAAGAATATCTGAAATTCCATGAACATTCGCAGGAGTTGAAACAGCATTTGTACCATCACCTGCTGATCTAAAAAATTTATATTCAGCTTGTCCCTCTACCAAATCAAGATTAAGTTCTCCTATTTCCCAATAGTGAATACCTCTATTGCCCCATTCCTGAAGCATTATATTTAATGATCGTCTTGAAGTTTTTAATTGATAACCTGAAACATCTTGCATACCAAGACGTTCGAACGCTTCTTCTATTATTTCATCAATAGAAAAAGTTTTATCAAATGTAGTTGTACCCGAGGTAGTGTTAGCCATTTAACCTCCTAGCCAGTATAACCTAAAGTGACTGATCCTGTTCCTGATATTGTAGCATGTACTGTAGTTTCAAATCTTATTCCTTCACCAGGAACAAATATATCTAAACCTTCTGTTCCAAAGTGTGCTTGAAATAATAAATCACCAGAATTGTCTGCACTGTTTCTTAATTCAAGTTGACCACTTGCATGACCTTTACCTTGTATATAAGTTATTCTGCATGGACCAATATTAGTTGATCCTCCAGCAATTGTCTTTACCTGACCTGTACTTGTTACTCTTGTAAATCTTTGATCTGACATTAGTTCTCCTTAAAATTTAAGTGGGGCCGAAGCCCCACAATAAATTAATTATTACGCTTCTTTAGCAAATACACCTTGCACGTCAACAATCGTCCAATGAGTTGTTGAGTTTAAAGATGCACATACTACAAAGTCACCAACTTTTGATGTACCTTTTGTATTAATAATATCTTTGTTATCTGTCAAAGATCCAGCATACAAAATACCATCGTTAGCATTTGGGCTAATTGTTAATGCGTTAGTTCCATCAGGAGCTGTATTTACGAAAGTAAATATTCTTCCAATAGAAATTGCAGGTAAAGTAAATACCACACCATCAGTTGATGATGTAAAAGTTTTACCAGAATCTGCATTCTGCACTGTGTAGTTAGCTGATTTGTTTTCTAGATTGAATCCAGTAACGCCTGACTCGTTAAACTTACCTTGCAGAACTGGTCCTCTAAACAATGTTTTTGCCATAGTATTATCCTCCTAGTTTTCCGAACGTAGTCTCTAGGCCGTCGACTATACTCGTCTACGTTCTGATTAATTGTATAGTGGTAAAACTATACACTACATTTTAGTAGAGTGCAAGAGAGCCTGTAATGTGAATTGAATTTATTCAACGATGTAGCTTTTTTATTAAGTAGCTACTGAAACTTGTGGAGCTGCACCTTCGACAGTATTCTGTC